GTCACCGGGAGGCACTCGGCACCGCAATCTAATAAATATGTCACTTTTATTGAGGGATAACCAATGTTCGGTAAATTGTTCGGCAAGAAAGTCGCTTCTGCAAAAGTAGAGCTGAAAAAAGTTGAGAATCGCGATCTGATGGAGGCCATTATCGGTGGCTGTTTGTTGGTGTCTGCCGCTGATGGTGAAATCGAAAAAGAAGAAACAGCGAAACTTGATCAGCTTGTCCGCTCTAATCCGCGTCTTAGTCATTTTGGTAACGAAATTACTGCAACAATTACCCGCTTTACCGAGCAACTGGAAGCTGGCTTCCGTGTTGGTCGCATGAATATCCTTCGCGAAATTGAAGATATCAAAAACGATCCAAAAGAAGCGGAAGAAGTATTCGTTAACATGCTGACAATTGCAGAAGCGGACGGTGAAATCGAGCCAGCAGAACACAAAGTACTGGAAGAAGTAGGCCGTCGTTTAGGTCTTCGTGTGGAAGATTATCTGTAATGGCAAGCAAGGCACGTATCGCAATCGCCATTGGTTTTCTCTTGCTGTCCGTGCTGGTGGATTTCACCAGCACAATCCTGTCAGTTTTATCGGACGGGGCGTTGGTGGCAGTAGCTGTAACATTGGTATGGCCGATATTAAAAACAGCTTCTAAGGATCAGTGATGGGCTTCTGGGATTTTGCTGACAAGCATCCAATTGTTCTCGTTGTCATTGCTGGCATAGTTGTAGGCGGTATTGCTGGCGTCATAGAAGCACTCAGGAAACAGTAATCCGGCCCTTTAGCTCAGTGGTTAGAGCTGGCGACTCATAATCGCACGGTCACCGGTTCAAGTCCGGTAGGGGCCACCATATTTGGTTGTAACACGGCGTCTGGCACATGCGTCGTTAGCGGTCTGGTGACGTTAAAAGGGGGGAACCTTGCCCCTAGCTCAGGCAACGAACCAGGTAGCCGGAATGTGCAAGCCACCGTTTGTTGTTTCTCGGGTAAAGGGATTCACCATCCTGGCGATTCGGTGTGACAGCCGGGAAGAGTCCGGCGCATTAATCCTGATTTTCTGGTGATGACTCATATCGTTAGGAGTGATTTGAGTATGCCGATTATATCTGACATTCAGCACGCCTGGGTGGAGTGCTAATGTCTGCATCCCCTCTTGAATCCATGCCAAATTCCCTTAGTGCAGAACAAGCTGTACTTGGTGGCTTAATGCTTGATAACTGCCGCTGGGATGAAGTTGCAGATCGTATAGTTGCTGATGATTTTTATACCAGTGCTCATCGTGAAATTTTCAGTGAGATGGAGAGGTTATTAAGTCATGGCAAACCGATTGATTTGATAACACTTGCTGAAGCACTTGAACAGAACGGTAAATTAGAACGCGCCGGTGGTTTTGCGTACCTTGCGGAGATGTCAAAGAACACGCCCAGCGCGGCAAATATTTGTGCTTATGCGGATATCGTTCGTGAACGCGCGGTTGTTCGTGAAATGATTTCCGTCGCAAATGAAATAGCCGAAGCTGGATATGCGCAGGATGGCAGGGGCAGCAATGAATTGCTGGATATGGCCGAGCGCCGCGTTTTTGAAATAGCTGAAAAACGACAAAAGAGCGGTAGTGGTCCAAAAGATATCGCCAGCATTCTCGATGCAACGGTATCTCGCATAGAAGAGTTGTTTCAGCGACCACATGATGGTGTAACGGGGCTTGATACTGGATTTACCGATCTCAATAAGAAGACGGCAGGGCTTCAGCCGTCCGATCTCATCATTGTCGCCGCCCGCCCATCTATGGGGAAGACCACGTTTGCGATGAATCTCGTCGAAAATGCCGCAGTTCGTAACGATAAGCCCGTATTGGTTTTTAGCCTTGAGATGCCGAGCCACCAGCTGATGATGCGCTCACTGGCTTCTCTTGCACGCGTTGATCAGACTCGTATTCGGACAGGGCAACTTAACGACGAGGATTGGGCGCGGGTTTCTGGCGCAATGGGTATTCTGTTGGACAAGCAGAATATTTTTATTGATGACTCAAGCGCCCTGACGCCGACAGAGCTACGTTCCCGCGCTCGTCGTGTTTATAAAGAAAATGGTGGTTTGAGCATGATTATGATCGACTACCTGCAACTTATGCGCGTCCCCGAGCTGCAAGATAACCGAACGCTGGAAATTGCCGAGATTTCTCGCTCACTGAAGGCGTTGGCGAAGGAATTACAAGTACCGGTGGTGGCATTGTCACAACTTAATCGATCGCTTGAACAGCGTGCGGACAAACGACCGGTAAATTCAGATTTACGTGAATCAGGAGCAATTGAGCAGGACGCAGACCTGATTATGTTTCTGTATCGCGACGAAGTTTATCACCCGGATAGCGAAATGAAGGGCATTGCCGAGGTAATTATCGGAAAGCAACGAAATGGCCCAATTGGCACGGTGAGATTGGCTTTTAACGGCCAATACTCACGGTTTGATAACTATGCCGGTGCTGACTGGCAAGAGGATTATTAATGCAATGGAATGAGGAAAAGCCGATGAACATCCTGATCATTGGGCGAAAATTTGCAGCCATCAGTGATGTGAAAACATATACGGAAATGTGGTCTTATAACCTGGCCTGCGCCTTTAGTGAGGCAGGGGTAACATTGCAATACCATCGTCCATATTCCCCTGGCGTCGAAAGCCCCGAGGATTATGTTGAAGCTGTGTTGACTGCTGCGACAGCATGTTCTGCGAAGGCCATTTTGGCACCAGGATTGAGGTATTTTACTACGGTACCCAGGGAAATAGGCATGCAACTGTGTCGCCGATTCTCTGGATGGGTAGCCCAGGTATATGACGGTTCTATGCTGGATTCGGCACCAGTCGATATTACTTTTACTGTCCGCGATGATACCTGGCGGTACCTGGATAATCCCGGTCGGTTAGAACGTCATAATCGCTTTAACAAACATGTTGGATGGGCAGCGAATCAGGAGCTGTTCCATCTGGAAACCAAAACGGACGATGTTCTGCGTATTTTTGTAGACCACGCTGCATTTGATGTTAGTGGTTTTGATCACTCCTTAAGTATCCTTATGAACCTTCAGCGTCTGACCGTTCCGTATGAGGCCAGAACGTTGACTGATGACGGATTGGTTACCATTGATCCGGGGAATATTTCGGTAACTCCATACAGGCGGACGCCGGTGCCAGCAACCGAATTTGCAGCTGAATTGCGTAAGAGTGACGTTTTTATCGTTACGCATCCCGAAAGCCTTGGATTAACTGTTCTTGAGGCGGCAATGTGCGGGGCGTTGGTATTAACGCCTCCCGATTGCCTTCCGCCAGATCGCCTGGCTTTGGTGAACCATATGGTTATCAAGTCGCGGATTGATTGGGATGAGGTTATTGCTCGCGTTGATCGCGTGAAAAATGCTGAAAAGGTCCAGTGTCACACCTGGTCGGCAATTGCGGAAAAGATGCTTGAGACGTTTATCACGCAGAAACCGTCGTGCGGTAACGGATAAAAAATTGAACCCGTCATAACAGAAAAGCCCGAACGCCGGGCTTTTCTTAAGCCTTGTCAACAGAGACTTGAGCGGCTTTTATGGATAGATTCCCGCTGGCCTCTATCGCCATACTTCCCCCCGCCTTCAGGGCGACATCCGCGCCTGACTTTATATCGAGATTTCCTGCGGAAGAGATGAATGCCGGACCTTGAGAAATGGCATATAACTCCCCGGCCTCGTTGAACCCGATTGTTGTTCCACTTTTCAAGTGCGTAACGGCCCAGGCTCCGCCCGCCGTCCGGATCTCCATTAGTCCGTTCCGCGACGAAATAAAGTCTTTTTTGGCGCTGGTTGATGGTTGTGCTGGTGCACCTTCAACTTCAGGCGGTACATAGCCTTCACCTTGTCCTGACGCTTCAGGTGGCACATTGGGAGCGCCACCGGATGCATCCTGTGCATAACCGATTATCAATGGCCATCGAGAATCCCCATTGTAGGGAAATTCTACCCATACTTTATCGCCGGGCAGAAATGGTGAAAACGTGTTTGCATTGGACAATATGGCTTCTGCCCACGGCAATGAGGCATCTGGTAGCCCATCCATCATGCCGACAACGCGTATTTGCGTACGCATCAGACCTTTAGGGTCATCGACGCTTACCACTACAGCCCGATACTTCCCTGTCAAACTACCCATTCACCACTCCTAACTGTGCACGGCTGACAAAACGGAAGCGGTCTTCGAAATGAGTCACGGACATCACTATCATTTTGTCAGGGATAGATTCATCGAGTTCTCCGTCACCTGCCGTGTTATGCACGACAATTTTCAGCGTCGTACCCGGAGTTAGCGCGGCATTTCCTTCCACCAGCATATCGAGGCGGGGGAGAATGAATTTGTTGTAGTTCGCCAGCGCGGTAGGATCGGGATTGCTCGTAAATTTAATGGGGTCTTCCTGGTTACCTGAGTAAACCACACCTTTGGTCATGTCATAACTGGCCATTCTGTAATTGTGGCGGCGCTGGTATTCATAATCGGCATTCAGGATGTTGAACTGACTAATTGTAAATCCGGATGTGTTGGGATTAGCGGACTCATAAGTAAGCGATGGAGCGGCGTTTGCCATTTTTTCCATACTTTTAAAATTGATCGTCCCCCTGGATGCCCAGCACATAGAACCGGTATCCCGGGCTATCTCCTGCAATACCTTGGTCGGTTTTTCTCCAACATTTAGGTGGTATGTGGATGTTTTTCTGAATGAGTCAGCATTTACCTTCAGACCAGGGGCAAGAGAGGAAACTACGGCTGATGGTGGCTTATCAACAAAATACTGTGCGCTGGTGGACGGAACTTTTAATAACCGCACCGGGTTACTAAACGCGTAAATCAGTACAGTATCGTCCTTGCGCGGCGCTTTAAGAACAAAGAACTCTTCCGAGAAGAGGATGCCGCCATGACCTTCCGGATCACCAAGTGAAACTGTCAGTATTGTACCAAATTTCACCCCCAGCTTATTGACCACGTAAGCCGTTGAATCCCTGATCATGAGCATAAGCTGGGGACCAGATAGCTCCCCAGGTTCGACATAGGTACATCCTACGATCATTTCGCGAGGGATTTCGTTCTGCCCAATTGAAACAGATTGCAGGAATAGCTGAGTGCGTTTTGAATCAGTTTCCGGGGCTGTGGTGGTCTTTGTGGCCATCTCATTCCTCCAGAATTTTCGCTTTTACCGTTATGGTGCCGGTGGTTTGCTGCATATAAGCCAGGATAGGAAGTTCCGCCACAACGGTGAGGTTCAATCCAACCGCGAACAGCCTGTTGTCGGCGGTGCCGGTGGTCAGATCCTGAAATGCGATTGATTTTTGCCCTTCTATGTAACAGGTAACCGGTATCTCATAACCGCCGACATTGGCAATGTGAGTGAAAGATGCCTGCCCGAGGCTGGCATACATTCGTAGCCAGAATGCTAATGCAGTTGTAACCATCCCAAGAGATTCCTTCTCGTCACTGGCTATCCATAGCGAATATTCCAGTGAGAAAGGGATAGTCGATACCAGGGCTTCAATCTCATCATTTTCATTGGTGACATGCCCTTCATCGTAATTATCCCGGCACAGTTCACCTTCATAAATTGAAAATGCGGGAGAACGAGACAGATTCACAAGCGGCATTGCCAGCTTATTTACCGGGCCAGCAGAGGCTGTATCTTTGCGCCCGGCGCGATCGGCTTCAAATGACGACAACCACTCCTTCACATCACTAAAAGTGCCGAGCGTTATGCGATCTCTTGGTGTGCGTTTCAGGAACTCCCGGAACGACTGGTTAATGCGATCATTAAAGCTGACAACTTGTGAGTCGAACGCTTCGTTTAAAGCCTGTGCGAGCGCCGAATCAATGCCATCAATAGTGGCAAATTCCAGCTTACCAGTTGGAGTAAGACCTTTTTTCTTAAAGATGGCCAGTAGCCATTCCTGATTATTCAGAATCACCGATGAAATTCCCTTCAAAGGCGCGTGAAGGCACGCAATAAAACAAACTGCCTACCCTGGCAGTGCCGTAATTGAATATTTTATGGATGTACCAGAAGCGGCGAATGGTTGTGCCGTCTGACAGCTGTTCCAGCCATTCGAGCATAGAACCCACTGGCACATTGACGGCAGCTAACCGAAGGATTAAAGCACTGTCGCTAATTCCCGTATTATCACTGCCGTCGTATAGCGCGTAGAAGGCGTCCATCTCATCCGGGCAGTCGAGGGCCGTTATCAGTTCTGGATCCTGATAGTCATATATGCGTTGGTTCGGTTCTATTATTTCAGATGCCGTTTCAGGTGCATTTTTGTCTCTGTAAGGTATTGCGCGATACAGAACCGCATCGAATGAGTCAGGGTCTAGCTTGATTGCTTTGAGCCAGTCCATCCGCACAAGGTTATTAAAAACTGCATGACCTTGATAACGGTGGCGCACACCAGAATCACTAAGCAGGCCGTGATCCAGATTGGGAAGGTGATTGTCCTCCACAGGATCAACAATATTACCAACGTTAACACCATCGGTTTCGATTTCAGCATCAATATCTTCCTCTTCAATCAGTTCAGAACCTTCGCCTGGAATATCCGGATCCGATTCGGTGTCCGGGAGGTTATCACCAGTCACTTGTTGTGATGGTTCTGTGTCCTCAAACATGTCATCAAAGAAACCAGCCATCGATTATCCTTTCCGTTTACGGGCTTCGTTAATTTGTGTCTCAAGAATGCTTCGCGCCTGCGCAGTGGCAGCGGCCTTGTCCATTCCCTGACTCATGAAAAACTTTATGAGGTTGTTCGCCTGCGTTTGCAGGGCTTTTTTGAGAGCGTCGGCTTCAGCGCGAGCCTGGGCTTCCCTCACCCGCGATGCTTTTAGTTCGGCATTCTTCCTGTTTGCCGTGGTGCGAGCTTTTTTTAACAACCGGCGAACGTTGTCCGTGGCGCTATCTTTTGCGCGTAGTTTTTTGCCTAATGCATCCTGAGATTTCAGATACAGCTCATACTCACGCGCAGCTTTAGCCTGATCCGTCGTTGTTGTCCGGTTGCGCGCGAGCGATTTAGCCAGTTCGCCTTTGAAATAGGTTGTTGTCTTCCGCTTGTCATCGCCGAAGGCTACCTGTTCAGCTGCTTTTTCCAGGGCAATAATGATGGCCTTGTGCCATGTGGGAGACTGAAAACGCGTCATAGCGTGCAAAACATGTTTGCAAGCCACACCAGTCAGATCAGGGTTGCGGATTTTGGGGAATGCATACTCTTTTGGCGGCGCGACAGCATAGTTACCAGCCGTGGCCATATAACGATACCAGTATTGATGGCGTCCACAATCACAGTCGAAAGATACCCGGCCCTTGCAGAGATCGGCAGCGATTCGGGCTTTTTTCGCACCGTCTTCAGCAATTTCCTCAACGGCTTTATCCCATTCCTCAAATCGAATTCTGACACGGTGATGCTGGTGGACCGACTCATCCGAGGCATTAACAGATATCAATGCAAGGTTGTGTTTTAGCCCGAGGAATGTCGCGGCTTTGATCCCTGTGCCATCAGAAACCTTGTTGTTAGCGCGTTTTATATCAATGCTGGTGGACTGCGCCACCAGCTGAGCATAGGTAATGCCGGGTACCGTGCTCTTGAATTTGGTTTTATGAGACTGCCTTGAGGTGTTGAAACTGCGTATATCTTCGGGCGTAAAGTAGGTGCCATCTTTCTTTTTCCCAAGGCTGAGGAATGCCTCAAGTTCGCGGTTACGCATCCCCATAATCCTTGGGGTGAGTGTACGTCGCGCGTTTCGCCGATTCTGACGCTGCTGTTTACGGATAAGATCGAAGACCTTGTTAAAGTCTTTTGCACTTAATCCATCAGTCTGATAGCGACCAAGGTTGTCGCGAGCATATTCAGTTGGCATTCATTTCCCTTACGCAATGGATAATGTCCCTATTACCTGGCCGTCGTATTGGAAATGGCGAATCATTTCGCGGATCCAGGTGGCAGGTGGGAGTTTTAATTTTTTGCCAACAGTCATACCCTGAGACTCATCCTCAAGCCCGGCGGCGAGCGTCACAACCCAGCGTAGCTCTGCTATGCCCCACATACGGTAAGCCAGCAAATCCGGGCGATATTGCTCATCGGGAAGAACGTAATAAATCGTCAGATTCTTGTCGTTCGATTCACACATAAGCATCACCTCTTTGCGTAGCTCTGCCCTGAGTATTGGATCGGCTATGTTGCGGTCGTCATACCGCGACAGAGGATATTGCCGGGTGCTTTGGGTTGTAGTGATTGATGTAGCCATAGTCAGCCTGCCAGAAATAGATGATGGTGATTCTACCGCTAGTCATTTGTTGAATATTTAACTCAATAAAAGAAAATTATTAGTGCAATTTTGATTGTGAAATGTATCATTCTGCCCTTAAGTAGGTTCTTCACGAGGAAACAAAATTGGCAGAACGTGTTGATGATGCAGAGCTGAGCATGAATCAGTTAGAAGCTCTCAAAGACATGGCCATCGATAACATCAGAAAGCAGGCACAGGTCGTGAGCCAGGTATTTACAGGGAAGTGTCGTTACTGCAATGAATCGATTGAATCAGGCATTTATTGTGACGCTGAATGTGCGCAATGGCACAGGGAAGAGCAGGCCGCAAAACAGCGTAAATATGGCATGCGACCGGCAGGATTTGACTGATTATGTTGCGCTTTACTGAGGAAGAGTTTCAGGCTTTTAGTGAGCGTCGAAATAAGGGGCGGTCCAGGCCAAAAACCAAAAAGGATCCATTCTTATCGCTTGCGCCGGTAAAAGAAGTTTCTCCACATGCGAAGGCACTTGCAGCACTGGCAAAGAACCCAGACCTGCGCGACGGAAATTGCGAGCACTTCGAGCAGGTTTTCATTTTTGATTACTTCGAACGCAAGCACCCTGACATCTATGAGCTGTTGCATGCAACGCCTAACGGAGGGAAGCGTTCAAAAGCAACCGCCGGGAAAATGAAGGCTGAAGGGCAGAAAAAAGGTTATCCGGACATGAGTCTCGATAAAGCATGCGGTATTTATCACGGCATGCGAATTGAGCTTAAAGAACCAAATGGTAAAGCCCCGACGAAAGAGCAGATCGCCTGGATGCGCAGGCTTAGAGAGGAAGGCTACTACGTTGTTCTTGCGTATGGTGCAGAACAAGCGATTACCGCCATCCTGGAATACATAAGTCTTAAAAAGGGTGAGGCTATTGAGCATGTATTGAACGGCGATAAGTGGTTGCATGCTGCTTAAAATAATAAATTAATTAGTGCATGTACGCTCTTTGTGGTAGTGCACTTTAACATCGGGAGAATAATCGTGTCATCCAAGGTTAATTATGAGTCGCTGGCATCGGTCATGCCGCGTAATGAACAGGAAACAGATGCTGTAGTGGACCCTGTAATCGCTGAAATGAATGCTCGCCTGGAGGCTGAATTTGCAGCTGAGAATGAACATACCACCCAGGGCGACTAGGACTGTTTTTTGTGTCGGTAGCGGACCGTCACTCACTCGTGAGGACTGTGCTGCTATAGAAAAAACTGGCTGTTCAATCATCGCGGTTAACAATTCCTGGCAGATGTTCGATGACATTTATGCCTTATACGCCGGTGATTTGTCATGGTGGAAGCAATACGGATCCACCATACCGGGAGGGAGATTCCGCAAAGTGACAGCCAACCTGGCGGCGGCGAAATCATTTTCGTTGGAGTACAGGCGATATTGTGGACCGGCGGAAGGGGTAAATAGCGGCGCGCAGGCTATCAGTCTGGCTGCTGAATCAGGGGCTGAAGTAGTGGTATTAGTCGGCTATGACTGTTCTCTGCAAAACGGCCTTCATTGGCATGGCGCGCACCCTCAAGCACTACGGAATCCAACGCAGGTGTCTATTTCAAAATGGCAACAGCAGTTCCTGGATACCCGCAAAAAACACGCAGATTTACATATTTTGAATGCAAGTAGGAGCAGTGCAATTCAATGTTTCCCAAGAATAAATTTAGAGGCAGTGATCGCGTTATTATCGTCGGCAGTGGCCCAAGCGCCGCAAACTTTGTTGCGCCGCGCGGAGTGCCGATTATAGCGGTCAATGGGGCCATCGACTGGCTTAACCGCGCTTCTTATTTTTTCACCCTTGATCCATCCCCAGACAATATGCGGCGCGTTGGTCGTGGCCGCCGTCGCCGTGGTGTTTGTTATTGCATGGCACTACCCGATGTTAAAGAACGTGAAGTCAGAGATGGCGTTCTGTGCTTCCGTCGTGTGGCTGAACGCGGCATGGAGCCAAAAAATACGAATTCTCCCGAGTGGTGGGCGTGGCGCTGGTCCGCACATTTCGGCCTTTGCGAAGATGAGAATGAAATTGCCAGCGGCAATAGTGCATATGGTGCTCTGAACCTGGCTTTCCATATCGGATTCAAACATGTAGCTCTGGTGGGCGTTGACGCTACGCAAGAACTACGCGTTCACTCCGGCGGCACGCCAAAAAATCTAAGTCACCTGCCTTTGTTATTCCAGTCTGCGCGTGAACAGATTGACGTTGTTTCATGCGGGAAAATGGGAGGTATTCCGCAGATGACTCTTAAAGAATGGCTGAAGAATACATGATGGCACCCACAATTTATCACCGTATCGACGGTACCAAATACAGGAATGTCTGGGTTGTTGGTGATCTGCATGGTTGCTACACCAGACTGATGTCCGAACTCCATCGTGTGGATTTTGACCCGGCGCAGGATTTACTGATATCGGTCGGCGACCTTATCGATCGCGGTACTGAAAATGTCGAATGTCTGGAACTATTGCAGATGCCCTGGTTCAGGGCAGTGATGGGGAACCATGAGCGGCTGATGATTGATGCGTTAAGTCCAGATGGCAACGTGAATAACTGGCTAATGAATGGCGGACAATGGTTCTTCATGCTGGACACTGATCAGGAAATATTAGCCTGGGCGCTGGTGGAGCTGGTAAAGCGTCTGCCCTATATCATTGAGTTGAACACGGGGCAAGAAACTATCGTTATAGCCCATGCCGACTATCCGGATAATGAATACCAATTCGGTAAGGAGGTGCCGCTTTTCAACGTTGTCTGGGCGCGCGAGCGTATCAGTGATTCGATGGATGATATTGGTGGCGAAATTTCGGGCGCAGATCGTTTTATCTTTGGTCACACTCCGGTGAAAAGCCCGAAGACATTCTGGAATCAGCAGTATATCGACACTGGTGCCGTATTTTGCGGAAACCTGACATTGATGAAAGTGAAAGGTGATGGTGCAGCATGAAGATTGCTTTAGTTTTTCGCTCTGGTGGTGACTATAACGCTTCCGATGTGCAGTGGCTGGTTAATCAACTGCCAAAAGGCTATGAAATTATTTGCCTGACAGACCTGAAGCGTTTACATGTACCTGGCGTCAAAGTTGTCCCATTGATCAACCAGTGGCAAAAGTGCCGTGGCTGGTGGGCGAAAATCGAGTTGTTCCGACCGGATATAACCGATGATCTGTTCTATCTGGATTTGGACACGGTTATTGCCGGTGATATACGCCCAATCCTAGAGCATCCACCAACCAGCTTCACCATGCTTAGGGATTTTTACCATCCACAATATCGTGGCAGCGGTGCCCTGTGGATACCAAATAGTGTAAAAGCGCATATCTGGAGTGCATTCTGGCAAGATCCGGAAGGTTGGATTGCTCGTTGTGTTACTACTGAATGCTGGGGTGATCAGGGGTTCTTACGAAAGGTTATGGGCGATGATACACCAGCATTTCAGGATCTGTATCCAGGATGGTTTGTAAGTTACAAGGCCGATGTTGTGGAACCTGGTTCAAAATATGCGAGCGCGCGTTACTCCAGGGGGAATGGGGCATTACCAAAAGACTGCCGAATAATCTTTTTCCACGGCAAACCGCGACCTCGCGAAGTGTCAGAGGATTGGCTTCCCCTTATCAGCTCATTTTTTGAGCGAGAATCAGAATAATATTGCTCTAATAATTCCATATTTTTAAAACGTGATGTACACTCATCACGTTTTTTATTAGAGCAATCTACAAGGTGCACTATGTGGCCATTCCGACGGAAATATCACTACTGGCTGATCGCCTTTGTTACGCCGACCGGCGGTATCAGGCATGTCATCACCAGGTATCGCAACAAGAGACTCACCTTAGCCAGAATTTTACAGGCTGCCATAGGTGAGGGACTGGATACAAATTGCGTAGTCCTTCCTCCTTCATACTTAGGAAAAATGACCGAAGCACAAGCTAATACGGAACTTTGAAATGATCACTTCAGCACAAAACCAATCAATCGAAAATGTATCTATCCCTGACGTCCTGAATGCCGGTATCCCGGCCATTATCCAGAACATCCGGGCCGCGCAACGCCGCGTTAGTTGTGATGACCTCACAGCGCGTTTTTTTGATAATGCGGTTCAGTCAGCGGAGATGCTTCACGCACAGCTTATTGATGTTTATAACGCAGAAGCTGATAGCCATAACTCCCTGGTAGATGCAGCTGAAAATATGCAGTTGGATCTCGGTCTGAAGGGTAAAGAAATTGAAGAGCTTCAGCTGCAAATTGAACATTTGAAACGCCAGCAACAGGACGCGATCGACGATGCGACGCATGACGCCAACCAGCGTGCTGATAATGCCGAACGTATAAGCATTGAGCTGGAAACAAAACTCAATGAAATGACCGCGATGGTTGAACTGCGGAACTCACAGATTTCAACGCTAAAATCTCAATATAAAGAGATCATGAAACTTGATCCTTTTAACCTTGAGAAACGCTATAACAAAGCTAAAAGCGAGCGACAGGAACTGCGTAAGCAGGTCGCCGACCTTAACCAACAGCTCAAAAAAACTATTAAAGATGCAAGCGAGGCGCGCGTGGCATTTGCTAATAAAAAAGCAGAGGTTACCGCGCTGGTTAATGAGAATGCCAAATTTGCGACGCTCAAGAAGGAAATGTATGGCATTACTGAGCGCCGTTTCCCTGCAAGCAAACTTCATCCGACGTTAGGGCAAATCTCCTTCTTCCCGCGCCTCCTGGCTTATGGGATCTCATCGCCTAAAGAGTTCAATAACGAGCGTCCTTATATCGTTTCTAAGCTGGACTTTGCTTATCAGTTCTGCTGCGACATGGGCTATGCCATTGATATCCGAATCAACGAATGGTTGATGCCAAACTTCCAGCCGTTGGCAATTTTCCGCGAGTTCCAGCCGGAAGGTTGGGTAGAGTTCTTCCATGAATTGATCTGTAAAGAGATGGAAAGCCGTCGCCCGGAATTGGTCCGTCGAGTTGAGTGGGCGCAAGAGGTTATGTTGGCAGATGCAGAGCTGCCGTTCGAACCGGAATTCATTGATGATCTGGCAACTAAAGGGCTGCATACCCTGTTTGATGTGGTTACCCGCCGTCATGAGCAGTTGGTTGTCGAATTGGGTTTAGAGGAAACTGCGGCAAGAAGACTTCTCGATGTTTGCTATGCACGTAGCGATGCATGGGAAAAAGAGAACGGCGGCACTATTTACGTTCGCTGATAGTTACAGTGTCACTTTTAATGCTGGTGGAGTGCTCCCACCAGCATTTTTTTCGTCCAATGAGGAGGGCATTTGAGTATTTTCAATAAACACGCACACCAGGAACGTCCGTACATCGTCATAGTAGATATTGATGGGACGATATCAGAGGCAACGGAAGACAGGCTGCATTTACTTCCACCACCTGGCAAAGGTGCATTAACAGAGCACTGGAACGAGTTTAACCTTGCCTGTGACACTGATGCTCCCATCACTCCAGTTATTGATATGGTGCGCCAGTTGTCCGGCATTTACACCCTCTGGTTTGTAACCGGGCGCTGTGAGATAGCCAGGGATAAAACACGAGCCTGGTTGCGTAAGCACGTAACAAATGGGGCGGAGCCTTTGCTATCTATGCGTCCTGCCACCGATGACAGAAATGACGGTCCAGCAAAGATTGATCTCCTGAAGAAAATTGGTCTAAGTAAAATTGCGTTCGCGCTGGAAGATAAGATTGAAGTGGCGCGTGTTTTCAGGAGTCACGGCGTACTTACGTTAATGGTCAGGGAGTATGAAAACGCGCTTCTCCATCAACAATAATTGCTCTAATAAATCTTGATTTTTAAAACAGAGAAAGTGAAAATAAAAACATGCCGTAAGGCGCGGCATGTATCCAATCAATCACAGGAGCTGAAAATATGAACACGGCATTCAAAATCATTATGGCCGCGATCTATTTCTGGCTGTTCTCTATCACTTTTGGCGGCATCGTCGCGCATGGGTAAGGGGGATGCATGAAAGGCGAAGTGAAAGAGCGCGGCATGATTTTCAACGATGAGATGGTCCGAGCCATCCTCGAAGGAAGGAAAACGCAGACGCGGCGGATAATGAAAAATCAGCCTGCGGAAGTTGGTCCAGAAGCACCAGTGATGGTTAGGGAAATTGGTGCAGGTTTTCAGTGGTACGGGGCTGATGGTGTAAGCAGTGTTTTCAATTGCCCCTTTGGTATCGTCGGCGATCGAATTTGGGTTCGTGAAACATGGGCGATATTAGGCAATGAAGATGGTTGCAGTGTGGACTGGAACGACAACCTTTGTCGTGGCGATGAGAAGAACGCAGCAAGGATTTATCGGGCCAGTTGTGAGCAAAAGCCTGGTGATTACGGTTTATGGTCGATACCCGATGATGCCGACTGGAAACCTCACACTGTGAATGAAAAGTTTGATGGTGGGTGGCGTCCATCAATTCACATGCCGCGATGGGCATCACGCATCCTGTTGGAAATTACCAACGTGCGCGTTGAGCGGTTGAACGATATCAGCGAATGCGATGCAAGGGATGAGGGCGTTCCGCCTGCTGGAAGTTTGCTTCCTGATCACCCGGGAACATTCCTTACTCCCAAGGGGGATTTCGCAATGGCCAAGGTTGCGTTCCAGCGTCTGTGGGAATCCATCTATGGTGAAGAAAGCTGGAACGCTAATCCCTGGGTGTGGGTAATCGAGTTTAAGCGCATTCAGGAATAAACCGTGAGTATGCATCAAATCGTCAGTTTTTCAGGTGGACGAGCATCGGCCTGTCTCGTTCATCTGTTCGAATAGGTAGTGGCATGACAATCGTAAAAACCCATACCGGCACCGTGATCACCAAAGACGGTCCGCAGGTAAAAAAACTGCACCAAACAGAGCGGATGTGGGTCGTCGGCAAAAACGAGTTTTACCACAAAGAAACTGGACGCCGCCATTTTGCAGAAAATACGCGCCGCCGACTGCTGTTAGACACCATCAAGCCTATCGAGGTGAAGCATGTTTAAACAGAACGAAAAGGCTATCGCTCAAATTGCTGATTATATCCCGCGTGCGTGCCGGGGTATGCAGTTGCAGGAAGCCAAAGCGCGCCTGGAGAAAAAAATTGCGCTCTATATTGATGACGGCTGTGATGCTGCTGTTCTTAACGCAGCGTTCGCGCCAGCTCTTAACAGTCATACGCGGGAGTCTTTTTTTTCGCGCATCGCAGCGCAGATCCGTAAAGGAGGCAACCAGTGAGCGAAATTAACTATAAAGAACTGCGCGAGGCGGCGAAACAGGCAACGCAAGATGAATGGGTAGCATATATTTTGCCGGGTCATAACGGCATTTATCCTGCGCGCACGTCTGAGGGTAGGCATTGCGGATACTTTATTGACTGGCCTAGCGTCTGTCAGGGGCGGGAGAGCATCAACATGAGCATCAGAACCTACGCAGTGAATTGCAATGACGCATGGCTAAACACCGAAGGTGATGACATCTCCGGCTCATACGTTAAGTACAAAGACCATCAGGAAGTGGTTGCCGCTCTTGAGGCCAAGTGCGCGGCGCTGGCGGCGGAGAATGAGCTGGCTCGTAAGGCAGTTCAGGCATTCTGCGATGTTGTTGGCGACAACACCGAGGTTATCGCTGAGGAGGTTGGGCGAGATGGCGTTCTGGTTATTTTGGGGGCCATGAAGGCAACAGGAAATATTTCAGCCACCGATGCTTTTCTGGCTGAAATTCGTGCGGAAGCACGCAACGAGGGGATTAACTATACCGCCAGCCGTCTTGCTGCTGCGTTCAATCACGGATTTATCAATAAATCTTTGCGTGAAGTTTTCGACGTTACACGCATGATTTTGTCAGCGAAAGAAGAGTTGGCTAATGAACCGCATCCGATTGATGGCCTGTCCGGTGAATATGCGGAGAAATCCCTTGAAGAATGGGCGGAACAGATTCGCAAAGGAGGCAAGCAGTGAGTGTATATCTTATTGATAAACGTCGACGTGGGCAACAAATACCACCTGTAGGAATTCCGAATCACACATGGTTTTGCGTACTTGATATCGATGGTATGGATGCGTTGGTTGACACTCGTCATTACTGCGATACCGCAACAGCTACTCCGGCGAAAGCAAAGAAAATGGCTGCTCTGATAGAAAACTGGACTCCACCTGATGGTTGGTGCAATGGGAATGATCGAGATTGGCATGAAAAAATGAAGGGCTATATCTGCGATTTCTTACGTAAATGCAACGGATTCAGGGTGATGTGACATGAACAAGATTGACTATCAGGCACTGCGTGAGGCGGCAGAGAAGGCAACGTGGGGAGACTGGGACTCATATAAACCACACCGTGGCGCACGTGGTTATGAGGTCCGACTAAGTAGTCAGGCCATTGCGCAACACGTTCTGAAAAACAACGCTGAATTTATTGCTGCCTTTAATCCAAAGATTGCTTTGGCACTACTGGATGAACGGGAAAGGAACCAGCAATACATCAAATCCCGCGACCAGGAGAACGAGGATATTGCACTAACGGTAGGGAAGTTGCGCGTTGAGCTGGAAGCAGCAAAATCAAAACTCAACGAGCAGCGTGAGTATTACGAAGGTGTTATCTCTGATGGGAGTAAGCGCATAGCAGAGTTAGAAAGTGGTTCTCAGGCACAAAAGTTAGTTGAAGCAATCATTGTTGCGATAGAAAACGAACAGGAACGTCTTTTTGATGAAGATTACCTAATGGATTCGAAAGAATGCATTGACGTAATTCGTGAAGAAGTAAAGCGATGGGATGATTCCCGCGCCGCTGGCATTGGCATCAAAGGAGAGTGATATGGCAACTTTGACAAAAAAAGAACAAGCATGGTTGAGCGAATTACAGGACGTTCTTGATCGCTGCCCATCACCGAAAAAAATTGGTTTTTACACCATTGGCGATAAAAGCATTTACCTGTATGACCTGCGCCGCATGGATGAAATCATGGAGGCTCTTGATAATCGTTCGTCAATGGATTGGTGTGTTGCTGTTCATGATATGAATGCCGGATTTGATGAAAAGATTTTATTCCCCTCATCAGTTGAAAGTACAGCAGGATAAGGACTAACACATGACCACTATTACCAAAGAGCGACTGCTGACAATCAGGCAGTGGCGCGAAACATACGGACCTGGTAGCAACGTTGTACTGCCAGCAGAAGAAGCGGAAGAACTGGCACGAATTGCTCTGGCATCGCTGGAGCAGAATGTACTATCGGGCAACTCTCCGCTTATTCCTGGTGAAGTGTTGTCCGCAATCCGGGAGGTTGCCAGGATTCGTGCCGATTTCGATGATTTTGACGGTGACAGGCGAGGTATCGGTGATTGTCTGGATGAGGCCGAGCAAGAGCTTATCGTTACCATTAACAAATATGCCAGTCAGTTGGCAGCAGAACCGATAGCGACTAATGACGTTCGAGAGCAAACAGCCGTTCCGCCAATACAGGCTGATGTCGCGCAAGCAATTGAAAATCTCAAGCAGAAGTTAGTGGAATGCAATCGCTATAACTACTGCGCAGATGCAGTGAAGAACGTAGAGGATGCCTGCCGTGCTGTTAGCTATAGCCAAGCCGACAATCAGCCAGCATCTGGCAACCAGGCTGCCGAATCCAATCGCGGTAATGAGTGGACTGGCAATCCTGATATTGATAACGCCATCATCATGCTCGACCGCATAGATACGCTGGAAAATTGCGATGATGACCGTATTGAGGCTGTTAAGGCTGTTTTGCGTAGACTGGCTGGCAACTCTCCGGTAACTCCGGATAGTTGGATAAGCTGTAGTGAGCGAATGCCCGCTCAAGATGATTGGATTTTAATTTATTCAAAGCACGGCGAGTATATGGCAGGCCAGGTGCAAGGGGAATACGTGGAGTTGAGCGACGGCACTTTATCGTGGTTAGGGAACGCCTTGTTCTGGATGCCGCTACCAGAACCGCCGCAGGAGGTGAATCAATGAGCTGGCCTGAAGCATTCACCACGGTAGGAATTGTGATGGCGGCAGCACTGGGTTTGTATTCAATTTGTCGCTGGTGGTAACGATGGGAAAAATAACTTTTGTAGTCGAATTTGAGGATGGCAAAGAGCCACCTGTTAGCGCCAATCTTGATGTTGCTGGTGGCAGGCTTGTTTCGGTTCTATTTGGTGACTACCGAGATGACTTCTTCCAACCAGAAGAAGTTGATGTAGTGCGAGAGGCATTAAACGAGTTAAGTGTTGATAACGATGATGCTCATGCGGAAATCATCCAAAAAATGGAACTGCTAACTCACTAAATTATCAATTATGGTGCTATCACCTACGACACCGAGAGAAAATTTATAATGTCAAAAGTAAATGTTTTGATTTTTTCAGCAATTGTTGGCTTTGGTTTTACTGCCGGAGTGCAGATTTATATTACGTGGGAAAAAATCATCAACTACGCATGGAGTTGTTTTATTAAGTGAGGTAAGTATGTGGAGAGGTAATAGTCATGGCAAAAGCCAGATGATACTTACCGAATATCAGTTTGACCATAAAACCAATAAATCACGTTCAGTATATTTGCTTCGGCACAATAGCCGCGTAAGGAATACCGTGCTGGAGCAAAATCTGACTGTTGAAATAGATAATTACGGGGGCTTCAAGCCAACAATTTCGCTTGATGATTTTCCTCGTGGTTTAAGCGAAAGAGAAGCAATGCTGAAATTAGCAGAATGGCTACAAAGATTAAGCATTGCTATTGAAGATAACTGGTCTGAACCTTAAATTTATATGATGACACTAAAACATTTTCTTGACCGCCCATTATGGGCGGCAGCCGCAGGCTATGACTTTAATTATATGGATTGCATGTCTTATACCGCCAATGCATACGACTATTCCTTCAGTCTGCTGCTTAATTCTTTAAGAATATTGCCGCAAACAGAAGTTGGAGAGCTTCATTTATGGCTATTGGGCTTTATCGCGGCTGGAGTTGGTATTGCTGTATGGCCTTTTATTTTCTGGCTGGTGGCTGTTGTAGTGTGGTTTAAGTGCAAGACGTACCGGAGAAAGTATTTCTTAGGTGATGGAATGACTGATATTGCCAAAATGAACATTGAAAAATGGACTAAGGAATGTGAAAAGAAATGGCGCAAAAAGAAATGACCAGAATCACTGAAGAGCGTATATCAGAGATTATTTCCCGTATCGAAATGTATGGTCACGGTGCTGGATATACGGCAGATGAAGTATTGGCACTTGCCCAAATGGCTTTGGCGGCTTGCAAAGATGATAAAAAAATGAAGTTTATCGACTTGTTAGTGAAGGAACTGCCTAAGTGCGGCGGGTGGCCTGATGGAATGAGTTATTGTTACCTACCCAGTGTCAATTTAATGGCACCATGCGCGACTTTTGCTTTTGGCTCAGACCACAAAAAAGACACTTTCTTTGGGCGCAATTTTTGTTGTGAGATTGAGCTTCCAATTGGTGACCTTGATAGCGATGAATACCAGTCAGTTGTCACTCGCGAACAATACGAATCAGCTCTCATAGCGTCGCAGAAAGTCGAGTTCAATGGTGATGAACTTGAAAGTAAGACTTACAGGTTGGATTTTGGGCAATGGCTGGAACAGCAACGCGGGAAAATCGATGTGGACTGTGGTTGTGTGTCCACTGAAACATTCATGCACTGGCTGCGGGTAGCTTACGAGGCTGGCAACTATCCGGATATTCCGGATAGTTCGGTGCCAGCACCAGGAAAGGGCGTCACCGGTGAACGTATCCGAATTAAGCCGCATGTTTATCGCGAACTGGTTAACCGTCTCCACGATACAGCGATCAAGTGTGCTGGCACCCAGCAATTACGAGAAAGAATTAGCCGTGTTTTGGGCGACGTTATTACACCAGATCATCATAAACAAGCCGAGAAAAGTGGCCTGGAAAGGTGTCACCTTGAGGCGGCATTAAACATTAAGCCGGGGCATACGCTTGGCATTATTGATGCACTATTGGTTCATAAGATGGCCAGGGCTTTATTGCCGCTGGTGGATGCTGGCGATACAAGCGAGGGTGAAGTATGAGAGTTGCAGATCACATCAAACACCTTGAAAGAATTATCGAAAACGGTGAACTCTTAAGAGATCAGATGAGACGCACGGCAGAAGTCAGAGAGGCGATAATCCGCAGTCAGGCTGGTAAATTAAAGCAATTATCAGAGATTAACGCGCTATACAAGAACAGACGTAACCGGGCGGCGCTGCGGCTTCAGAAAGCACGTAATGAAATTAAATTGGTGGAGGCAAAACTGAAAAAACAGATTCAGCGTTACGATCAGCAAGATGCTTTTTATGCCGCCATCAAGGCGGCTGCTAATGAAATAGGCATCTGGAAGTTGCTGGTGGAGAAAGCAAAGACGAAGTTAAATGCCAACGAAAGCTGAACTACAGGTACCCACCAGCACATACAGAAAATGATTGTTTCCACATCAAGGAGATTTTAATGTTTCACTGAACATTAAGTAAGCCAGTGCATAATTCCATTTTTGGTGATGCTGCCAACTTACTGATTTAGTGTATGATGGTGTTTTTGAGGTGCTCCAGTGGCTTCTGTTTCTAT